TTTAAAAACTGTTTAAAATTTCCCTTAATTCTGCTAATTGTTTTTCATCTTCAGACATTTGTTTTTGTGGTGTTTCATAGTCAAACATTCCCTCGACGCTAAATCCTTTTACTTCACCTGACTTTACTAATTCCCAAACTTTAGGATTCTCAACGTAGAAACTACCAAACCAAGTTCCATCTGGTAAGTCTTTAAATGCTTCCATTGGTTTAATACCTCGCTTTGAATCGCTTATAAAACTTTCAAACATTGTTACCCCTTCCACTTGCATATCTGCCTCGTGCATTATGTTTACGTTCTTTTGGTAACCCTTCTTACTAAACTTGATTGCTATTTGTTTAATTGTCTCAACTGAAAACTTTACATAATGCTCTCCGAACTGTTCTGAATTTCTATAAATTAATTGCTGTGGAATCATTAAAGCGCCTGTAATGATATGCTCGCTTTCTGATTGAATAGCAAATTTAATTAATTCAGATTGTTCACTAAATGCGAGAAAGTCCTTTTTAATTGCAGGAGAATCAACCAAAGCCACAAATGAAACCTCTGCATCATTGTCCTCATCGTTATTAATTATTAAATCGTAAATAGGTAAATTCATAATTATATTATATAATTTAAAAATAGTTGTTTAATTTATACTTGTTATTTATGTTAAAATAATGTATCTTTGTATTAGATATGGCAAGATATCTATTAACTCATTTGCTCAATTAATTTAATATGGTCTTGCCACCTATTATTTAATTGGGCATTTATTTTTTAAATATGGAAATTAAATATGTTATTCAATCAAATGGTGTGATTTGCAGTATTAAAGGAAAAAAAATATGTCTTTTAAAACAAACTCGTTTACCAACTGGTTATTTGCAAGTTTCAATTATGAATAATGGTAAATGTGAAAGTAAATTAGTTCATAGGTTAGTGGCTCAATCATTTTTAAGTAATGAAAATAATAAACCTTGTGTTAATCATAAAGATGGCAATAAAGAAAATAATAATATCACTAATTTAGAATGGTGTACTTATTCAGAAAATGAATTACATTCATATAAAATTTTAAATAAAAAACCAAATAAAACAGGGACTGGCAAGTTTGGCATATTAAATGGAAATTCAAAACCTATATGGGCATTAATTGAAAATAAATATGTTTATTTTGAAAGCATAAGTTTGGCAGCTAAAAAATTAAATGTTTTTGATAGCAATATAAATAAAGTTTTATCGGGTAAATATAAACATACTGGTGGTATAACTTTTAAATATGCGTAATAAAAGACATAACTAAAATCAATATAGTATTTATACGTGCCGCCCTATTTAATCTTTGTATCCTTTCTTGATTATTAGTTACATCAGTTTCCAATACGAATGCCCTTGAACTTGCTACTCCTATTTGGTTAATTGACTGCGTTGATAATGTTGTTGTTTGTGCTTCAGGCTTTATCGGTGCTGCTATGCTTCCCATTGATGGCGCACTACCACCTCCGCTACCACCACCTCCCGGAACTTTAGTTGCAATAATACTTTTAACTGCTTTAAATCCAGTTGCTGCCGCTGCCAATACCGCTGGAATAGCTAAAGGAAAACCAAGTTTAACACCTGCCGCAATACCTTGATAAGTATTAATTAAAGCCATACTAATTGCCATTGCTTTACCGGCTGCGCTTTCCTTCCCTAGTATATCGCTGACAATATTTAAAGTATCAAGTGTTGCCTTTATTTTTGCATCTTGTATGATTTTATTATCTTCTAGTTCTTGGTCTTTTACAGCTTTTTCCATTGCTGCTATTTCAAAAGCACTTTTTTTGGTACTATCTAAAATTGCTTGGTTTGTAACTCCAACCATTTGGATTTTTAAATCCTTTTTAATTATATCTTGTCCTTTTATTGTTTCTAAATCATTTTTTGCAAATTGTTTATTTTCCTCAATTGCTAATAAATTTCTATCTCTTAATTCTATATTTTCTTTATCTAACTTTGCTTTTGTATCTTCTCTTGACTTATCATTATCAGCCTTTGCCTTTGAGTTTAAATTTGTTTTTTCTTGTGCTACTTCAACCTCATGCCTATTTATTATTTTTTTCCTTTCATCTAAAGTAGTTTGTACATTTTGATTTAATTTATTATATTCTGCTATTGCTTTATTTGTAGTTTCTAATTGTTTTTTTATTGTATCCTCATTTGCATCCTTTGATTTTAACGATGCTAAAGTTTGTTTTTCAAGTTCAATTGTATGCATTGCTGCCGTTCTTGATGCTACGGTATCGGCTAAAGACTTTTGTATTAATTGCAATTCAAGCGCACGTATTGCAGAAGTACTTTTCCCAGTAGCTTTTGCCATTGCTAATTCTTGCGCAATAGAATCATTTAATGCAGTCTTTGATTTTTCCCTTGTTTTTATTTGATTATCAAGCGCTTTTGAATGGTCATTTACCGCCTTTTCGTTTTCTTTATTTGCGCTTGCTAATTTTGAAAAGAAATTATATAATGCGTACCCTGAAGCAATCAATGCAGTAATTGCAGTAATTAATAACCCAATAGGATTTGCAGACATAACGGCATTAAATAATCTTTGTCCAGCGGTTACTATTTTTTGCACAATGCTGTACCTCATTACAGAAGCGCCAAGCAATTTAAAACTATCAATAGCATCAAATATCCCGCTTATCCCTTGTTGTAAAGCCATTGCACTTTGCACTTTTAACATTGCTTTTTCAACATCTTTGCTTTCGCTGCCAAATAAACCCATAGCACCTTGAACGGCAGTAAATCCAGCTACTACTCCTTGTAAAGCACCACCCAATGCAACAAACTTTTTATCGGGGTTAAATGTATCCGCAAGCGCTTTTGCATCACCTATTGAATCTTTTAATTTAGCAACTTTTTGCGCTGCATTAACTGCCTCCTTTGATGTTTCACCAAATTTAGCTGACATATTAAGCAATTCATTATTAGCATCTTTTAATTGCTTTTTAAAACTACCTACCGATGCCGTTGCTGCTTCACCATTTACTTTTATTTCTAGTGCTATCGTTGATTTTGTATCTTCCATTTTAATATTCTTTATTTATTACTCTTAAAAAATCTGCCTTCGTTGTTTCGTTTGCTTCTGGTGTATAATCAGTAAGTTTAATTAACCTATATAAACCGCCATCAATATATTTAAAAATTGCAAAATCAAGATTAAATATATCCACATCGGTTAACTTTACATTGCAACTTAACAACCTACTATCTTTATCGGTAATCTCTGCCATGTAAGGGCTATAATAAACATTGAATTGATTAACATTTAAAGCGCCACTAACTAACGTAAAAAATAATTCTTGTGTTGCTCCAAAATTCAAGTCGTTTGCTACTGCGTCAGGGTCATTAAAATGTCCGGCATATCCATAAGCAGTCTGGCTTGTTAATACAGTAATGCCATCTAAAATATTATAACTTGCTACTCCTGTAATTTTCTTTGCTACTAATATTCTAATAACACTATCAATGGTTTCCTCTAGCGCATTTGTTTGTTTAAATATAGTGCTGTAAATTTTTTCTTCTCCTGCATACCCGACCAATGGTGTTGGTGCGAAAATTAATTCTACATTTTCCGTTTCTTTTGAAAACTCATACTCGCTATCAAATATCCTGCTACCATATCCTTCATTATATCTTTTTTTATATAACTCATTCCAATAATCATTGTCATCTTTATATTTTAAAGAATAGTACCTACTGTTTAATTCCGACATAGGTTTAATTCTAATCGGTTTTGCCCTATCTATTTTATCGCTCCAATCTTCAACAGTTCCATTATAATAATCCACATAAGGCTTTATTATTAAATGCTTTTCATCAAACCTATTCTCGTCTACATATAAATTAAATAGCTTAAGAATCGAAGCAAAGAAATCTTTTTGAAGTATGTTTTTAGGTATGCAGTCATTTATTGTGATAGTATCCCCTAAATTGATTGTTACTGGACTAACTGAATTAGTAGTTACTTTAAATGAACTTGTAATCTGTCTTAATGATGTTATACTATATGATGGATAAGTTACTGTAAAAGTATCATTAGGCGCAACGCTTACATTATTTACATTTATTTGTTTATTAGAAAATGTATAAGGTAAACTGCTTCCGGTTGTTATATTTACAAATCCAATTATAACCCCATTTTTTCTTAATTCAAATGGTTTAACTCCAGCGCCATCCTGTGAAATAACTTGACCTGATAATGCTATTTTAAAATTTGCCGTTATTGTGCTTGCTCCGTTATAATACCAACTTTCGCCATCAATATCACCTGAAAGGAAATCGCCCAATGTTACTGCATTCCATCTCCAAGCGGTTGCGCCTGTATAGGTTGCAATTTTTGCAGCTAACTCCATTTGCCCAGTTAGATAGCTTACTATTTTTTTTAAGTTATGTGGAATGATTAATCTTTTAAATCTATCCGTACTAAATAAATCACATTCATACGTATAGCCATTAACTTCAAAAATCTTTTCTAAATATTCTTTTACAAATAAAGCAGGTCTAAAAGTTCCATATTTCCAATTTTTTTTATCGGTTGAATAAGTTCCGTAATCAATTAAGGGATAATAATACCCAGCCCCTGCATTTTCATTTGCCCAACTGCCAGTAATATTAGCAATACTGTAAACGTGATTATAAACGCTAAAATCTAATTCCTCAATTTTCTTTGCTCCCATCTTCATTGAGAATCCGCCAAGTTCACCTATTACGCTACATTCATATTCAATATTCTCCCCATCAATAATAATTTCAAGCAATTTAAATATTCCTTTTATAACAGTCATTCCATTTACTTCAATACTGCACTTTGCCGTTTTACTTGCATTGTAATTGTACTTAACATTTGGCTCAACAATGTTTGTATAGTTAGCATTATTAAACTCAAATATATTCCCCAACAAACTATTATTATTTGCAGTTCCAGGTAATATAATTGTTTTACTAAATGAAGTTGTTTTAGTATCTATTGCTTTTAAATCACTTACCGAATAAGTAATTTGATTGCTCAATCCTTTGTCAATATCTAGGTCAAATCCTTCGATTAATATTCTTGTCATCGTAATTGGGAGTATCTTGTTTGGTTCATATTAAATGTAAGTTCCAATGCCTTTAATTTGTTAAATACATTTTTACTAAACTCGTAATTATTTTCAGTCAATGTTACTGGATAAAAATATCCTTCAATCTCCATTAATATTTGTGGTGATACTATAAGGTCAGCCATCCAAGTATATTCATCATCCGTTAATGCGTCAGCAGTTAACTTATAAGTAAAGTTTGATTTATTACTGTAATTAATTGCACCTTCGTAATACCTATTGGATGCGCTTTTGTATTCAACTGCATTACCGTTAAATCTATAATCCCTTTGTTCAAATCCTTTCCTTTCAACTGTCAAATTAAGTTTACTAACTAAATCGAATCTTTCACTATCCCACATCCCCCAACTGTTAACAAAGTGAATATTTATAGGGTCATACTTTGGATTGCAAACAACATTAACCCTTATTTTATCAAAGCTATTAAACCAAACTTCGTAAAACTTTACACTATCGTTAATTGTAATTCCTAACTCGGTTGCAATGGCTGCGCTTCCAATATTCATTTGCACAAAGCCATTTTCTATTGTGGTAGTGCTTCCGCTTGCACTAGCTATTAAATTATTTGAAGCGTCATAGGTTGAACACTTTAAATTTAAAGTTGTATCGGTATAAAAAGGTATATATAAATTTTCACCAAGTTTAGTATTGGCATATAATGGTCGAACTGTTAACCATTTATTTAATCTATCTGATAAAGTAGCAACCCTCCTTTTAAATAATGGCGCATTGTAATTGTATGCAGTAACGCTTCCGGATGCTAAATTAAAGGTTGTTATTCCGCTGACTTCCTCACCTACTCTTATATCGTATTGTACAGCCATTTCACCGCTTAAATTTGGCTCATAAACATAAGCGCTACCCAATGGTTCAAACCAATTAAAAGTCATTGAATTTCGCACCGTAGGACCTGCGTTAAAATATGCTTTACCATTTGAAGGTTCGGGAAATTGCCTTACTGATATTTTTCTATTACCATCAACGTAAATATCAAATACATATTTCATATCGGTTGAACCGCTTGCAGTACTTGTGGCAACGTGCCAAAGGTCATCTTGTGCAGTACTTCCGCTTGCTGGGTTTGTGTTAATCGTTATACTCATTTCTTTTTGGGTTGTCCTATTTGTATTACTATTGTTTGTGCCATTACTTCGCTTAAATCTTCAATCATTGATTTCCTTACGCTTTCGGTTGCCTCATCAAAAAAGTTAGTTGTTTTAATACCATACTTTTTTATCAGATAAATTAAAGTATTTGTTTGTAAGTCTATTGAACTAATTTTTTTCTTTTGTTTTGTTACTGCGTTTGTTGTGCTTTTATTTGTTTCTACTCTTATCTTTGCTTTTTTATCATTAATATATTTTTTTATGGATGCTCTACCTTCGGCATTCATTCCATAATTTCTATATTTATAAGGACTTGTTGGCGCATTGCTTGAATCTTTAACACCCTTTACACCCTTATTAACAAAATCGTAATAATCAGCCATGTAAATTCTCATGCTGCTTCCATCCTCTGAAATCTTCGGGTCAATACCCTTAAACATATTTCCACTTGCAACAATACTCTTACCGTTTCTTTTTTTATTAATACTTTTCTCTATTGCTTCAGTATAAATAACAGCATATTTTTCAAAGAATGAAAGCGTAATATCATTTAAATCAAGTACTTTATTATTGCCAAATTCTAAATCACCTGAAATATTTTTACTACCTCTAGCAATTTCATTAATTTGGCTTTTTGTTATGCTCATTTTCTTTGTCCTGCTTTAATTTTAAATAAAGTAAATCATTTAAAAAATGTAATACTTTTAAATCCCAAACCGATTGTAAAGGTATTCCTTCGAAGTCTGCGACCATCTTGGCATTATAAAGCCATCCAAAATGCTTTGCGAATTCGTCAGTATCTCCGTTGCTTTCTCCTTCGATATCCCCTTCCTTGTTATTTCGTTTATCAAATAAGGCTGGATAACTTGCATTGATACATTGAATAGTGTGTAAAAAAAAACCGCTGCATGATAAGCAGCCTCGAAATCCATTGATTCCATTTCCTTTGCTAAATCTTCATGCTCTACCTCAACCCACTTGCCCCATCTAAATTTAATCGGTGTAACTATTGAAGCCATTACCTTATGTAGGTTCTGAATAATATCAGTGCTAAAGGTTGCAACTTCAACATAGGTTGACGCTTTTGCTTTTGCTATATCGTAATTGATTTTATAGAAGCGCTTTCCTACCCTAACTATTTTCTTTGGTTTGGTTTTTAATAAATCTCTTTCAAATAATTTAAACTCATTATGAACCCTTGCACATAGTAAATTAAAGCGAATCATTGACATCGCTTCTACCTGTTCTGGTGTTTTATTTGTTACTATCCCAACCATCTTTATCGACTTATCTAGGTCAACATCTTTGGAAGTAGCCACATAGTACAACTCTTGGAATTGTTTAATTGTCATATATCTATTATATAAGTTTTTAGAAAATGTAATTAAATGTAGTGATATTGTCCGCTGCCTCTATTTTCAATCCGGCATTTATTGGCTAAAGCTAAAGCATTTACACAGTCATCATGGAATCCTGATGGCGCTGAATACCTTACCCCAGTTGATGTAAATAGATATTCAAATATTTCTAATTCATCTTTGATTGCACCAATTGGGAATCCTATCTCTGCTTTATGGATTGATGATGCAAGGCTTTCCATTAATTGTTGCTTGCTAGTTGATGTATATTTAAATCCAGTCATGTCATTGAAATACTTTTGTAAGTCCTCAACTATTGCGTCTCCTACTCCGGTGCTATCAATAAAAATATGTTTATGCTTTCGTATGTTTTTAATTGTTTCTTTTGTTTGAAGCCAATCCTTTTGAAAACGGTCATAATGGCAAACATCACCATTAGAATCTAATCCAATAATGACAGTCCAATCGAACGACTTTGCTAAATCTATTCCATAATACATTGGTTCATTGTTACTTATGAATTTTACACATTTATTTATATGTTCTGAACCGAATGGGTTTGCTGCATTCTCCATTGGGTTAGCCATATACTCCTGCTCAAATACTGCATTGGGTAACTGTGCTTTTGCATCATTAATTTCAGAAGTTAAAATATAAGGATTGTCGTATGTAGTAAATTTAAAACTATCCCAATCCTTTTGCCCTCCCTTCATGTATAGAGAATAAAAATAATTCTTACCTCTAGGTGTAGATAAAAATAATGCTCTGCCCTGATAATCGGTTAATGTTGGTCTAATTGAATTTAACCAGCCATCTTCTAAATTAGGTATGAAACTTGCTTCATCAATTACAACTAAATGAAATTTTCTACCCCTTAAGTTATCTAGTCTTTCGCCTGTGAAAAATTCAACAGTTCCCGAATTGGGAAAATGTATTGTTAAATCGCTTTTGTTATTTTCAAATGGTAAACTTTGCGTTAATTTCTCAAAGAATGTTTTTGCTAGTTTATAGGTCGGTGTAATATACGCAACATTCATACCTTGAATTGCATTGCTGATTATTTCAACCTGTGACAATTCAGACTTACCAAACCTTCTGCCACACATTACCACCCTAAACCTTGCCTTTGATTCAAGTATTTTAGTTTGGTTAATATGCGCTTCTGGTAACTCTAAAATCATAAAATAGTTTTACCCTTAACAAAAACTACTTCTATTTTACTATCCTGTATTACTGCCGTAGTTTCTTTAGGTTTACCATAAACCCTGCTTAATAAAGTATCTACTGAATACAAAGAACCTTTACTTAATGATTTTAATAGGGCATTGGCTAAAGTCCTTTCAAGTACTGTGCTATCTTCATTTTTTAAAATCTCTTGCAGTTCTTTTGTAGTCATTGCCATTAATACCTGAATGCAATCCATTACCTGTGCGTTCTTATATCCATATGGGGATAATTCGGTAATATACTTTCTAGGTCTGCCATGACGGTTTCCCTTCCATGCTTCGCCCTTTTGAAATCTATTTACTGCGCCTCCATGTGGTTGTTTTTCTAAAGACATAATTTAAATAATTTACTGTATACTGTTGGATAAAATAAATGTCTATCTAATTCGTAATTCATTCTTTTAAACATCAATACCCATTCCCCTTGCTGTTTTACGTTTATATGCCCCCATTGTTCATCGTAATCGGTTTTCTCGCTTGTTGAACTAAATAGTACATAAGTAGGTTTAACCGCTTTAAATAGGCTAAAAATCTCTTTGTTAGTCATATGCTCGGCAACTTCAATTAAAGCCAGCAAATCGGTTGTAATTGGCTTATCAATTATATTAAGGTATGGTGCTTGCTTTCGTATGTATTCTTTATGTTCATCCCAAATCTCATAAACATTTGTTTCATATCCGGCATTATGGAAAGCATCCGAGTAAACGCCAGTACCTGCACCGAAATCCATTATTGATTTAATTGGTAAGTCTTTTAATTGGGTTGCTGTTTTTTTGGCTAAATCTTTAAACTCTTTATTATCAAAACTAATTCCCCAGCCTAATTCCTTTTCCAAAAATTCTTTTGGTGTAATCATATATTTACTATTTTTTCCCTTTCCATTAATAAACTGCTGCAAGTATGCTCCGGCGCTTGAACCATTCTATAATTAATACCTAACCCCATTGCTATCGTTGATAAGGCTGAATATCCACCTGTAAACATTCTAGCGTAATATATCATTTCAGCGGCAGTTAAAAAATCACATTCAAAAAATTCCGCTTCATTATTATTTAATAAATCAAATTCTTGTTTATAACCTAGATAAAAAACCCTATCGCTTAACGTTAGTAAGTATTTAATTTCTTTATCCCAATCAAAATTCGGGTCTTTATAATTTGAACCTGTATTTATTACCGAATAAGTGTAGTCGATTATAGGCTGCTTATCCTCAATCCTTAACCATCCATCCCTCCAGCTATTATCTTCTAATCCTTGTGCCTTTAAATGCGCCTCAATCAAATTTGAATCACGTCCTGCAAATACTCTAAACTTATCCAAGTCAACATCAATAGGCGGTGTTAAATCGCTTACAATAACATCGGTAATATAATCCTGTATTTTAATTAGTGGTGCTATGCTTTCAGCCCTTTGCAAATGATAGGGTGTAATATACAAAGTTCCTCCCCCCATCTTTTTAATGGTAGGTAGACTAAAGATTATATCACCAGTTGCTCCGCTATGCTTGAATGTCATACCATCGGTATATTAGATTTAGAAAGTCAATTACGCAAATAGTACAGTTAGTATTATAATGGTAATACGCATCTTTTACCCTTCTATATTCATCTAATAACTCTTTTTGAATATCATGATTAAAGTTTACTATCTCGCCAGTCTTATGGTAGAAATCGTAAAAGTGCCTATGCTTATCAAATATTTCATTTACTACTTTCTCAACTGATAATGCTTTTATAGGCACTATGTCGTTGTTGATTAATTTCTTTGAAGTTGTACCTTTTGGACGCCCACGCATATAGTTCGTTGCCTAAATTTTCCCTTAAGCTGGGATTATTGATTAATAAATTTATATATTTAAACCAGTCTTTTTGATTATTAACCCATAACACCGGCGCATCTGCATCCATATTATACGGTGCAACATTTGAACAAATAACAGGTAATCTTTTTGCCGCTGCTTCAAGTATTTTTAAATTGCTTTTGCATCCATGCCAGTCGCTATCTTCCAATGGTATTAAAACAATATCAGCGTAATTGTACATATCCATATAGGTTGTAGGACTGGTAGATGGTAATTTAATTGAATCATGTTTACCTGCAAACATTGAAAACATTCTATCCCATATTGATTTAGTTAAAGGGTCGCTATCATTATACCCTCCCATTATCATTTGAATATTGCCAGTTAATCTTTTTAATGGTTCTCTTAATATCTTAATGTCGTTCTCATGGCTTACACTACCACACCAAAATAGTCTTACCTTATTAGAAGCCACCCTTGCATCGGTAAACTGATTTAATCCATAAGGTAGACAGTTTGGAATCACTACCACATTATCATTGAATTGTTTTACTTTATTCAATAAATTGGAATTAGTAACCGTAACAAGGTCAGCCTGCATTAAGTTCCGTTCTATCCTTTCACCCATGCTTTGGTATGCTTCATAGTTCAAATGGTTAAAAGGTAGCTTCCAATGGTCATCTATATCCATCACTATCTTACAACCTAGTAAATCCTTTGTTTTGCTCCAATTTAAATCGTATTGACATATTCTATTATAAAGCAATATATCCCAATCATCGGTCTTATCTTCAGTAATAAAGTTAGTTACATAACCTTTAATATCATCCATAAAAGCAAGTGGTAATATTACTCTATGATAACCGCATCCGCTTTCCTTATGTGTTAATCCTATTATATTTAGGGGTGCTTTTGTCATTTTATCTTTATTGATATAAACCCTGCTGCAAATATTACTGCTATTGTTTCAACTGTATGAATAGGTAAGAACGTAAATGCAAATGCTGACCATACCGTAAGGCATTGAATACAGTCAAAAGGTCGTAATCGTTTTACTAAAGGTATTTTAAATATGCGCTTTAGTATGATATGCCCATTAAATACATTAATGAAATAATAAGCGAATGTGAAAGCTGCTATGCTAATAATAAAATACATTTTAATTCTTTTTTTACTTTGTTTGTAATATTGCAAACGTGGTTAACTGGTATACCGTAATACTCTGCTACCTTTCTATTGCTTCCTAGTTCTACATATTTATTAAATATTCTTATCTCGTGGTCGGTTTCTATGTTGATATTATTCTTTGTAAGTGCTTTTGTTGCTTCGGCTGCTAAACTTTCGGGGATAATCGGTAAATCCAATTGACTATTGAAATATTCAACCGCCTTTAACAAATCACTCTTTTTGTATTTATAATAAAATTCACTTGTTTTTGATGTAGCCATAAACCAACATATCTTAATAGCATACCGTAATAGGTTATTAGAAGCGAATAGGGCGCTTATCTTATCACAAGGCTGGAGTAGTAGGCTAACTGCTATTTCTTGCCTTAAATCATCTTGTATTGATTCCGGTTTAGTTTTGCTTATCGCTTTTATTAAATCGGGATGGTTGTATATCTCCAGCACTATGTCGTTACACTTATTTACCACAATAATCACATTTATCTTTTGTATCTGCTTTTTTATCCTTGCTTTCTACTTCATCAATATACTTATCAAATATCGGCAAATCTAATCCCCAGTTTTCTAATTCTTCCATATCCCAATTATTTGCGAGACTATCCCAATCCCAAGCGCCAGTATTTGCATTTAATCTAATATTTAATTCCTTTTCATCTGCTTCGCTTAAATCAACTATCACGCATTCAATTTCTTTATATCCAAGTTTTTTTAATTCCCTTACCCTAAAATGACCGCCTACAATATAACCGCTTTTTTTATTAAAAATTATTGGTTCAACAACTCCAAACTTTTTTAAACTTGTTTTTAATTGTGCTTCTTGTTTAATATTACTTTGCCTTGCGTTATATGGTGCTGGCTTTAAATCTTCAATATTTTTTATTTCAATTAACATATTATTTATTATTATCGTTAATTAATCTTTTAATATAAAATGCGGCATCTAATAGTTCCTCGTACAAATGATTTAATAACTGTTCTTTGTTTAAATCTGCGTCATCTAATTTAGTTGAATATGTCTTAATCCCTTTAGCTTCTCTTTTATGTAAGTCAGCATTAATTTCCTCTAATAATGTCATATCTTATTTTTCTTTAAAAAGTTCAAATGTATTTCAGTCATTTCTTCGGTAGTCCATTTATTTTTAAAATCATAATCGTAATGGCAAGTTCGACAAAGTGCGGCAATATTAGTTATTAAATCTTGCTCATCCTTTCTTTTACTACCAAATTTAGATTGTGCTACTATATGTGCAATGTCTACCGCTTTACTATCGCATACTTCACAATGTACAAAATCATCTATACCATACCCGAAATATTTAAAATACTCTTTGGTATATTTTTTCATTAAAAAGGTAAATCATCATTTGAATTAATACTTACTGGCTTTGCTTTTGGTGTTTCTGCTTTTGCCTTTGGGTCGTAATCATTCAATGTAATCTTTACGTTCTTTCCGTACTGGTCAGGTTCAGCAAATATGCTAATGTTTAACTTGATGTACTTCTTACCATTGTATTCGTATGAATGCTCTAAGGCATCCGTAATACACAGGCTTGAACTTAAGAAAGTTTCGTTAATTTTTTTACCGCTTCCCAATCTAATTTGTTGTTTTTTTTCTTCATTCATTGTTATTGGTTTAAATATTCATTAATTAATTTAATTGTATGTCCAAATCCTTGCCCAAACTCTGCTTTATATCCTTTGCCCCTTAGCTTTAGCATCATTGTTTCCTGTTCTTCATGATGTGCGTTCTTTCTCATTGAGCCATCTTTTTTAAATACTACGTTGTTAATTGTTTTTAGTTCAATAAAGAATCCAGCATAAGCGCCCTTTGGTTCTGCTATAAATAAATCAGGGTAAGCATTTGAATACTGGAGTGCTTTGTGGCGCTTAGCCATCCCTATCGACATTCTCATTCCACTACTAAAGTCAGTTCGGAATATAACGTAAGGGTAGATTTTACGTATGTAGTCGCAAACTAACCTGTGTAAGTCTTTCTCTAACATTTCATAAAATTAAAATAAAGTTATTAACAAATAAAATAAAGTTATCAAAAGCAATTTAATTATCATCCTCTCTACTGGTTAATTTTTAAACTGCTTTTGATGTCATAGTTTCCCCCTCCTTTTTTGTTTAAGTTTATAATTTTGATACAACACTATTTTATAATTTATGTCACATATATTTATAAAAGCGTGACAGATTGTAACGGTTTGCGTTGAATAATAATACTATTCGACGCATATTTGCAATGATTAATTCGGTATTTCCGAATTTGTAGTAATCAGGACAGGATTCGAACCTGTATATCCAATGTTAGGACGCCTCTAAAGAAGAATGGTGGTCAACTAGGAATGGGAACTTTCACCCGTCTCGTATACTCTAATCCACTGGAGGTACTCCTGCTTTAACCATTAAGCTACCTGACTATTGTTTTTATAAATTTTCTATTTCTTTTTCAACTTCTGCCCAATATGTAAATGTTGAATAAACATCTGTATTAAATGGGTTGCTATGTGGGTTTGCTAATATTATATTATCTGCTGCTATTAATGCACATTGTTTGGCTTCATAATAATTATTTGTTACCTCAAAATATTTATCAAATAATTCTAATGCTTTTCCTTTTGGTGTCATAATTTATATGTTTTTAATTGTAATTTATTAATTTGCGCCTATTTATATTCGTTTGCACATAATTCAAATAATGGCATTCCTGACTTATGTTTTTAAATGTATGTCAAATTAAATGTCGCACAATGCTTCTTTTTGTGATTTTTTCACAACAAAGTGTCGTAATGTGTAATAAATGTCGCATTAATCAATCATTAGTGCCTTATATCACACATTATGCATGATATATCCAGCAAAATTCATGCAATAATTTTATTTTTTATCAATCATTAATTATACTTTTATCAATCATTCAGACATATCAAAATCAATCCTATTATCATTCATGAATTCTCGCAGCTTCTCCCTGACTGGTTCATACTGTTCTTGGTTATTGTATTTAATTTCTCCCCTCAACCATTGGTCTAAATCCCATAACGTGCCAAACATCTTTAATGCTTTTGCTGCTAGTTCAAATTCCTGATTATCTTCAGGAATGTTAAATTCTAGGATTGCTTTCATAAGTTTTTTATTTCTTTTTTAATTCCTTTCCAATATTGTTTCCTATCTGCCGAATGTAATGTATCATAATTATCATTAATTTCTTTTATAATCTCATCTACTCCTATTAAAAAACATCTTTTTGCGATTACATAAGTTTCTATATTTGTAGTACTTGGATGTGGCATTGCGTCTATATACTTACAATATATTTCTTTTGCTTTTGCTTTCATAATTTTTGTATTTCTTTTTTTAATTGATTACAATATGCTTTAAAATCACTATCTAAAAAACCATTCATACTTTCATCAATTATTTTAATCATCTCATTTACTGCTATTAATGTACAATTTTTTGCTACATAATGGCTGCAATGGTGGTATTTATCTCCATCATTGTATAACATTTTATCAAATAGTTCTTCTGCTTTTTCTTTTGCTTTCATTTTATATTTTTATGAACCTAATATTTGGTTAAAACCATAGTTATTAATATCTAGGTATACTTTATAATATTTACC